GTATTGGCTACCATCACCCCTGTTTAACATACCAGCTGCATAATAAGAACAAGCAGTAATAAGATTTAATCCTGTTGGGAATCCTATTTTAGCCAAACAAGAATATAAAAAATAAAGTGTGGTTTGTGGGCTTAATTTTGTGTTACCTGCTACATTAGTTTCAACATAAGTAAATGGAATATAATCTAACATTCCAAGTCCATCAATAGCATTAAAAGCTAATTCTTTTCTACCTGTGGTAAATGAGTATTGAACTAAATCACTTAAAACCCAGCCTTGCCAATAAATAACACTATTTATAAATAATTTAACTAAATATTTCCTATCGTTCAAAGTTGTAAAGTCAGGCATACTAGCATTGTTATCCGTTACATCAATACTTACATTTAACTGACTTGCATAAATAGGTTCGTAAATATCGTCGCTTCTAGGGATGTATTGCAACTGAATTGCAGTTGCAGGATATTGTATTACCGCAGCAACTACTTCATCAATATACATTTCAACAACCGCAACTTGATTGTTTTTGGTTGCAGCAGTTATTTGGTATTTTAAATTATATGCCACCTCGTCTTAAGTTTAATGATGAATTAGACCTTTGTAATGCTAAAACCAAATCATTGCCTTTTAATACAAATGAACCGCCACTCATTCCACCGCTTGAATTAGCACCACTTGTAAATGCATTACCTAATATTCTATCTAATTTAGACAAAGGCATTACTGCTTCGCTTTCTCCACCTTCACCTACCATTGCAAATGTTGGTTTGCTTACTATTCCACCTTCAGCTAATTTTGTAAATCCTAATAACTTTCCTAATCCACCAAGTAATCCACCTGTTAAATCACTTGTGCTTCCAGTTGCACCGCCCATTCCTAAAGCACTCATAATACCTTTAAATATTAACGCTTGTATAACCATTTGTGCAAGTTGTAATGTCATATCTTTAAATACATTTAAAACTGCATCTCCTAAATTTTCACCTTGTGCCATTGCTTGAAATATATTACCAACACCTTGTGCAATGAATCTTGATGTAGTTTCAGCTTCGTTTAATAAATAATTAAATTTAGCTAGTTCACTTGCTGCTTTATTAATTGCATCTGCTTCTATAAGTGCTTGAGATGGACCTCTACCTAAAAGTTCTTGCGGTGCTGCTGGTGCTAAAGGAGATGGTTTTTTTTCTAGTGCAATTATTTCTCCAACTGGTGCTTTAACTACACTTTTTAATGCTTGAAAATTCTTAACAACTTTTGTAACAGTATTATTTAAAGTTTGCGCTCCTTTATCCATTACGTAAAATGGATTATTTAAAGCTAAAGTTATTGTATTAGTTAATTGTGCATTTAAATCTAGAATACCATTTTTTAAATTTATTGCTGCATTTCTTGCATCAATATTAGCATCCTTTGCTATTGCTGTTGACCTAGCTTGAACAATTGAAGCGTCAGCATATCCGTTAGACATATTTTTTGTCATTTCTAACGTCTTATAATACTCCCTTCCCGTTTGTAGTATTTTTTTATTTGCATCCGCTAAAGCAATAGTTTTATCAGCAATTTCATCAATATATCTTGAAGTAATTGCTTGTGCTACTAAAGCCTCCGTATATAATTTAACTGCATTTTTAGCATCATTGGTTGTTTTAATTGTACTTGCATAAGCAGCATTTACTTTACCTAATTCATTTACAACCGCACTTAAAGCCTCTTTTCTCCTAGCGTCAGTATTATTTGCATTTTCAGCAACACTAATATAGGCAAGTAATTTAATTCCATTTTCAGTTGCAGATGCTTGTGCTTTATCTAAACTTTCTTTTAATTTATCTTGTGCTTTACTTGCTTCGGTTGTTCCATTAATAAAACTTGCTATTTTCGGACCAAATGCGACTATCAAAGATGAAACAACACCTAATGCAAGACCTATACCTGCTGGACCCATTAAACCCTTTGCCATTTCCTTTAAAGCCCCACCTGCAGAACCGCTTGTTTCTTTTAATCTTTGGAATGATTCTAATAATGGGTTTAAGTTATTCGCTATACCTATAAATCCGTATGGAGCATCTTGAGCAACCCTTGAAACATCTATTAAAGCTCGTGTTGCTTGATTACTTGCAGGAGTAACTCTTTTAAAAGCACTACCCAATTGGGTTGTGGCAGTAACAGTTTCCTGTATATTTTGAACGGCTTGTTTATTGTCAGCCGTTATTGTAATTTTTAAAGTTTCTTGTGCCATTTTATTATTTTACTCCGTACAACTTTAATGTCCTCGCCAATTGCTCTTCAGTTAGTTTAGGCTTTTCATCCTCCACTTCATCACTAGGCAAAGGGAAAAAGGACTTTATACTTTTCGGATTTTTATCCGTTGAATTTGACCTATATATCATATAGGCTAAAGTTCTTGTCCTTTCCCATTCCTTTATCTGCTGATTTTCGTAAGCCTTTTTATATAATAAAAATTCTCGCCAAGTAAGTTGCCAAAACTCATTAATTGTCAAGCCAACTTCTATTGCGAGAATAATTATTGAATCCCAGCTATATATTCCTATTTTTTTTTTCCTTTGTCTTTGGTTACTTCGGCATTTTCTTTTGTTTCAGGAACCATTGAAGTCTGCATAAATTTTATAAAATCTATTAGCTGACCATCTTTTGCAGATAATCCACCAACTTCATCAATCCAGTCGCAAACGATAACATCGTTAAATTCAATTGGTTGATTTAAAGTCTTACATCCGCTTTCGGCAGATGCTTGAATAATATGCACAATTGTTCCTAATTCAAAAGCCCCACTTGATAAAATATTGATTAAGTCTAAAAGAGATTTATTCTCTAATTCGCAAAATCTTTTCATCGCCCAAGTACCCCATTTTAAAGGGATTGTTTTGTTGTTGTTCAGTCTTAATTCAAACATAGTTTATTGTTGTTTATGGTGTAACTTCAGTTTGTGCAATTGGTGGAACTGATACTACAAATGTTGCAGTAAATTTCACGTCATCGCCATCGTCTGCTTGTACTCCAAAATCACTGATAAATACAGTGCTTGTAGAAAGACCACCATAATAAACATCACCTGAAACTGGTGTTGCTTTACCCATTTTAATAGTAAAAAGAGTTTTAGCAGCGTGTGCAGTGTACAATTGTTGATATGAATTTTTACTTGGTGTTCCTGTTTCATCAATAGCGAATCCTTCACATTCAAAAGATTGACTAAATACAGGACTTGGTGTGTATTCATTACCACACTTTGAATTTGCATCAATTGTGTCGTTAGTTGATGTCAATGAATTTGTTGTTAAACAAGCTATTGCTTTAAAAGTTGTGCCGCCAGCCAAATCTGCTAAAAGGATATAATCCCTTGCTGATACTTTAGTTTCTGCCATTTTATTTAATTTTGAGTTATTATTATATTATAAGTTATTATCGTTCTAAATACGTTGTCCAAAGGGTTTAAACCATCCAAATTTCTAATTGCACCTACCACCAAACTTGAAGCATAAAACCCATTTGCTAGAGTTATATTCGTGTCGGAATTGATTGCAGTTAGTATTAAATTGCTTATTGTTTCGGCTCTTTTATATCCAAAGTTACTATTTTTTATGACAATGTCAACATCTATGGTAACTGCATTAGTATAACTGATTTTACCTTGTTCTTGTGCCGATGTTCTGCCACTCATAATTATATATTCATCGGTTGCAGAATCAGGTGCTATTCCATCGTAAACAGGCAATGCACTTGAACTCGTCAAGTTGGTATAAAACCATTTCTTTATTTCTATATTAGGATTAAGCATTTAATAATTTATTTAGTCTTTGTATAAGTTTAGGTTTCTCCATTTCGTAAGCTGGAACTAAAAATGGTTGTGGTCGCATTCCTTTTCTTAATATGCTTAAAGCTATTACATAAGCCAAACCTTTGTCATTTTTACCATTACCAATTCCTTTACGCTTTACCCACAAAGTTAATGCTTCAACCATATCCTTAAACTTGCCTCCGCTTTTACCTTTAAATTGCTGGGCATAAGATTTAAAGTCAGCAGGTACATTTACTTGTGGTCCTGTACCAAATTCAACATAAGCAGCGTATGAAGCGTTAGCAGCAACGGAATATGTTAATTCGCCATCCTTTGTTAATCCTATTGAGTTCCTTAATTGACCTAAATTAACAGGTGCTAATCTTTTGGCTTGATTCTCTATTTTTAGTGCAGATGCGTTTATTTCATCACTTACATCAACTTTTAATGCAGTAGTCAAGTTCTTTAACTTGCCTTCAAGTTCTTTCATTCCACTTAAACTTACTGCGAATGCCATTATGCGTACATTAATATTTCGTAATATCTAAACTGATTTTCTACATCCTTTATTGAATGTATTGTGTACATTTCCCCTTCAGCCTCTATTTTGTACATATTGTTAATCGTTACATCGTACCTGATAAATAATTTAGCAGAACGAGTAAAACTTAACTGGGCTTCTAATAATGCCCTATTCTCATTTTCGGGTCTAAAATCGCCAAATACAATACCTTGTAAAGCATAGGTAGTTGTGTACCCACCTTGCCCATCTGCGGTGATTGTAGGCACATATAAGCCTATTTCCGAATACATTGTATTCGCATCTACATAGTTTGATTTCTTGCTTCCTAATCTCATAATATTGGGCTTATTCTTGTCCAGCGTTGACACGCCCTCCAAGTTTTTTCACAAATACCTGTATTTGAATCTAATCCTCTATTCTCGTAATCGTAGCTAACTTGGTCTAATATAGCAATCTTTAAATCGTTTGGAATGGTTGTATATCCACAAGTGTAAGTAAACTTTAAGTTTTGATATGCTGGTCTAATTAGTTTAGGGAACTTACCACCGATTAATGTATAATCCCCAACGGCTATTGTATCGCCTTGCTCATTAATTAAACTTGTTATTGAGTTAACAGGACCATAGGGTAAATCAAACGAACTATTCCAATTGGTAAACCATACAACGGCAGTTTTAGGAATAAGACTTAATCCTGTACCCACTTCAACTGCTTCCCTTGCTTGTTTAATCATTAAGGAAATTTGATTGTCATCTACTGAATTAGTAACCCTGCAATACAATTTAGCCTCTGCTAATGTTACAGGTTCGGTTACAGGTGCAGTGTCAGTTAAAGTAAAATCTATTATAAAATTAGAATATGCCATATCTCTTTTTTACAAATTTACAATAAATATAATAAAAAACCCCCTACTAAATGTAAGGGGTCTTTATTATCTATGTTAGATTAAATTAAACGTTACCCAAATCAGCATAGATTGCTGCGGTTGGTTGCATTAAGTTAATATCTTCATAACACTCAATTCTCGCAGTAACCATATTTTGTTGGAAGTTAGATGCATTCTCATAAGAGAATTCAATAGCTAATCCTTCAACTTCAACACGCTCTACGAAGCTAT